ATGGGCAAGTACGAAACTGCTAAACTTCCAACACTACCAATTATAACTAGCAAAGAAGTAGCTATTATGTTAGAGGCTCACTGGTTGAAGTATTACCGAGAGTTCAAACCAGATTTACCAAGTTATACAGAAGTGTTTGAGGAAGTGCATGGGCAGAGGAGGATGAAGTTAGAGAATGAGTATATGGTCAAATGGAAAGGGACTTGGCAACGCGAAAAAGAAGAAGATAAATGGTTTTAATAATATGATTGAAAAATATGAAGATATTGGATTTACAGTAGTTTATGAAATTGAGGAGGCCTTCAAATTAAGTGTTAATTTTAAGGTTTATGAAATCATTGGTCATCAGGAAGGCCAGTCAGGAAACTTTGATGTGCCTTATTATGAAGGAATTGGTGGTTGTGGTAGTGATGATAAATCAACCACTAATATCGGAAAGGCGAATACTTATATGACCGGTATGGTGAAGTGGGATGGTTGTTCTCATTATTATTTTGGAGATGAAGAAGGCTATATCCATCTTTGTGGAAAAGGATGTATTAGAGGACATATTGAAATTGTAGATAAAGTATATAAAAGATGTGGGGAGATAATGGTAAAAAACGGAGTAAGTTTATTAGAAGGTGAATTTTAATTATGGAAGAAGAACAAGAAAAAATAACTGAAAAACAACATAATAAACAGTTTGATTGGCTCAAGGAATATCAATGGCAGAAAGGCCAATCAGGGAATCCTAAAGGAAGACCTAAGGGTCAGACACTTAAAGAATGGGGTCGTGAGTTTTTAATGAGTATGTCAGAAGAATCAAGAATTAAATTTGTTAAAGAGGTAGGAGAAAAGAGATTTTGGGAAATGGTAGAGGGATTACCAGAACAGAAAACTGACATAACAAGTAAAGGAGAAAAAATACCAATATTCAATGGACAATCTATTTCAAAACACGAGGGCGACCCGGAAGATATTCAGCCTAAGGAAGAGGATAAGGGCAATTAGTGGAGGCACAAGTGCTTCTAAAACTATAAGTATTCTTATCTGGCTTATTGATTACGCCCAAAGCACAAAGGATGAAGTGATAACTGTGGTAGGAGAATCATCTCCCCATTTGGAGTTAGGAGCTATAAGGGATTTTAAGAATATAATGGTAGCCCACGGATATTGGGATGATAACAGCTGGTTAGCAGGTAAGAAATACAGTTTCCCAACAGGTAGCGTAATAGAGTTTATATCATTTGATAAGTTCGGTAAAGCTCACGGGCCAAGAAGAGATGTACTTTTTCTAAACGAGGCAGTCCATTTTCCTTACAACATTGCAGATCAGCTCATCACAAGAACGCGCAAGATAGTATGGATGGACTGGAATCCGTCAGAAGAATTTTGGTTTTATACAGAAATGCAAGGAAAGAGAGACGATGTAGATTTTCTTACTTTAACTTATTTAGATAACGAAGCATTAGACGAGACAACTGTAAAAGAGATTGAATCGCATAAAGGGAATAAAGAGTGGTGGCAGGTGTATGGCTTAGGGCAATTAGGAGTAATTACTAACAGGATTTATAGGGACTGGCAGATTATTGACGAAATACCCCACGAGGCAAGACTGGTAGCGAGATGGTTAGACTTTGGATATTCAAACGACCCAAGCTCAATAGGTGATGTTTATGAGTACAACGGAGGATATATAGTTGACGAACAGCTTTACCAGAAAGGGATGTTAAATAAACAGTTAGCTGACTTCTTGTTAGCTCTACCAACTCCCCAAACGCTAGTAATAGCAGATTCAGCAGAACCTAAGTCCATAGACGAGATAAGAAGTTTTGGGGTTAATATAGTGGGAGTTTCAAAGAAAAGAGGAGAAAGTAAATCTGAAACATTTGTTAAGTGGAGCATAGGAAAGGTACAGAACCAAAGGATCTCAATAACACGCAGAAGTTTTAATACTTTAAAGGAATATCGTAATTACTTATGGATGGTGGACAAGGATGGGAAGATATTAAATGTTGAAGACCCTAAATGTGCTAATCATAGTATGGCAGGAATAAGGTATGTGCTATGCACATTACTTCCTGATGATATGGAAAGCGAAAAGGCAGACCGCTTATTATCAAGACTTAGAAACTCAACTAATCAAACACGCTAATGGATAAGTTTATTAGAATAGAATTTGAGGTTATGGGATTAGATAGCGTCGCTTCCAACTTCCTTAACTGGTGTATGGAGAACAGAGACAATCTTGAATTTATCAAGGACTCAAATGCCTTAAAAAGAAAATCACAATCAGCGATATTACATTTTGACGATTTATGTGCTATACAGAGGATAGATAATACATATAGTCACAAAAGATTTAACTGTGGATAAAAAAGGACTTGACTTTTGTTCAGTTTTAGCAGTATAATAGTATTATAATTATAAACCACTTCTAATCGCACCCTATATGGTGGCGGGGGAGGCACGAAAGTGTCTCTTTTTTTATGGAAAAACAAAGACCTAAGTTATCAGATCCAGAGGAATATAGTTTAATTAAGGAGATTTATTTTGAAAAAGATTTGCCTAAGGATATTGATTTAGAAGAATATCAAGAGAGGCAAGCAAGTAGAATTAAAAATAATAATATAAACTCACGATGAAAATAGCTGTAGCGTTAGAGGAAGTACGCGCAAACTACGACAAAACTATTGATATAGTTGATGGTTTGCCCTTCTCCCAAAAGAAACAAATAAGAACAATAGAGTTCTATAACAACTCTAAGTATCTCAATGGCCAGAAAGACGAGCAGGAAAGAGATAAACCTTTTTACCAAATCTTAAATGCTATCTGTGATGTAGAGAATACCGCCAAAGATGTAGATACTAAAGACATAAACATAGTTTCAGACGATGGCAACCATTACACCGAGTCTTGGTTAATGTCAAAGGATATTCAGGTTTGGATGAAAGAATCTAACTTTGCAAAGACCTTAAACGACATGCGAGATGTACATACTCGCTATGGTTCTTTGTTAGTTAAAAAGGTTATCAAAAAAGGAGACGATGGCGAGAAAACTTTGTTTATTGAAATGCCAGAGTGGAAGAATACGATTACAGATCAAGTGGACATTATCAACGGAGTAATTGTAGAAACGCATTGGATGACACCGGTCCAGCTCTCAAAGATGACCGAGTGGAAGAACATTGATAAGGTGTTAGCAAAATGCAAAGGAGTTTCTAAAAGAATCCCAGTGTTTGAAATCAGAGGTGAGTTTGACAAAGCAACCTTCAAAGACTGCGATGGAAAGAAATACACACCAAAAGACGAGAAGGAGTTTAGTTATCAGCTTTACTATGTGGCAGGTGAGCCAGCAGAGGCAGGGCGTAAGGCAGATGTAGAAAACTTTGTACCTCTTTATTGGGAAGACGACACAGAAAGAGTTTATAAGTATTTAGCAAGGAAACCTAAAGCGGGTAGAGCTTTCGGAGTGGGAGTTATGGAAGAAGGCGAGGAAGCCCAAGTGTGGACCAATGACGCTGTTTTAAAGCAATACAGGGCTATGGAGTACACAACTAAGGTAATAGGCCAGACAGCTTCAAGGAAGTTAAAAGGAAGGAATTTATCAACCGAAACAGATGACGGAACTATATTAGAAATTGAAGACGGAAAACCTATCTCAAGAGTTGACTTACTTCCAGCCGGAGGACTTCAGCAATATCCTAATTTAATCCAGCAATGGTACAACCAGTTAGAAAAGACAACGAGTGCTTATGCGGCACAAAGAGGAGAAACACCACCATCGGGAACACCATTTAGACTTCAGGCAACTGTATTGCAGCAAAGTTCAAGCGTATTTAAGACACTTCAGCAAGAGTTTGGGATATTTATCACAGAGCTATTTGAGGACTGGATAATGCCTTACTTAGCGACACGACTTAATAAGGAACATATTTTATCTTATGAATTTAGCCCGGAGGAACTAAAAGAGATTGACGAGAAGTTTTCTATTAGTAAGGCGAATGAGATAGCTAAAAAGAAAGTGTTATCAGGTGGAAGTATAACGGCCGAAGAGTACGAGATGTTTATTAAGAATTATGACGAGTTTATCAAACAGACCAAAGGACAGAGATTTCCAGACATACCAAAGAATTATTACAAGAATATGAAAGCTAAAGTTACTGTAAATGTAACGGGCGAGCAAAGGAACAAAGCAGCAACCTTAGAAAGTTTGATTAACCTATACAATGTCTATCAATCCAATCAGGGTGATCCAGTATCAACTTTAATGATTTCAAGGATATTAGAGTTATCAGGTGCCGGAATAAGTCCAGTTCAAGTGTCAACTGCAATGGCCCAGAAAGAGAAAATGCAACAAGAAGCCCAAGAGCAACAGATGATGCAACAAGCCCAGCAACAGCAACAAGTCGCAAGACCACAGAAAAAGGCTCCACAGGCTATGTCTTTAGCAACACAATAACATGCCATCACTATTTAACTTTTATAAAGACAAAGAAGGAAGAGAGAATGTATATAACTACTTAGTGGATTTTCTTGAGAAGACAGCTATTAAAAAGACTTTTGAGAAAAAAGACACTTTGGCGGTAGCTGAAGCTAAAGAGATTATAGACGAGGCATTTAAGAATTTAGAAGTGATGTTTGAGCCAAAACCAAAGAAAAAAGAAATTATTAACCAATCAAGGTAATATGAAAAAAACAAAAAAGGTGGTTCGTAAGCCAAAAGTTGCGAAAAAAGTAGAAGAACAGGAGGTTAAAGTTGAAACTCCTATTGAGGTAAAAATAGAAGTTCCAATAGAGACGCCAGTAGAAACTTCTCCTGAACCAGTTTTAAGACAAGGCAATGTTCCAGTTGATGGCTCTCCCAATGGGCAACAAGGTGGAGTCCCAGTTAATGGTTCGCCAAACGGATAGTTACTACTCACAGCCCTTTTATGAGGGTTGTAGAGTGGCAATTAGCCACATCTACTATTAATAGGTGAAGGCAAACACCTAAAAATATGCCTAATAAGTTATGGCAGATAACAATGGTAATCCCGCCTCAGAGGATAAGGATATCATCACCTTAGTTGATGAAAAAATCAGCGATGATGCCGATTTTCAAGCAGAATTAGACACCTTAACCGATGAGGAAAAGGAAACTAAATTGCAAGAAAAGAAGGCAGAGTTAATTAAGCAAGAGTATTCTGAAATTGCTAAAAAGGCAAAAAAAGATGCTGAACTTGCTAATAACTATAAAATCAGAGCTGAAAAAGCAGAAGGAGAAATTAAAAAAACTCCCAAGCAAGAAGTAAAAACTAATGACCCACAACTATCAGAAGAGCTGAAGTTGATTGCTCGCGGATTGTCAGACGAGGCCATTGAGCAGGCGAAAGTAATTGCTAAGGGGAAAGGCATAGCCTTGACCGAAGCGATTAAAGACCCTCTCTTTGACATCTATCAGAAAGACGCTGAAGAAAAGCGGAAGAAGGAAGATGCAAAACTTGGTGCTTCAAAGGGTTCAGGAGAATCACAAGAAGCAGTCAAGGCCTTTCAATCTGGCGCATCTCGCGAAGACCACATGGAAGCTTTTAAGAAAGCAGTGGGCAAATAATAAATGGCATTTCCGACCACATCCCATTCCTCAACAACTTTGGCCAATTTAATTCCAGAGATTTGGGGAGAAAGGATAAATGACTTTTTTAAGTCAAAACTGGTAATTGCTGGATTCTTCACAGACAGGAGTTCAGAATT